AAGGTTATCTCCTCTGCGGCTTCGTCCTGCGACGTTGTGACCAGCGTTCTGAACATCACCTAAGAGGTAGCAGATGGCCTACGTAGGGAATACCCCAACAACGCAAGCGTTTACACCAGCCATTGATTATTTCAGTGGCAACGGCAGCACTGTCGCGTTTACATTGTCACGCCCCGTCGCGTCGGTAGCTCAGGTTGAAGTCACTGTAAACAACGTCCCACAAAACCCCGGTTCAGCTTTCACTGTGTCCGGGCAGACCTTGACGTTTACAGGCACACCGTCGTCTGGCACAAACAACATCTACGTTCAGTACACCAGCCCGATCACGCAGGTGATTCAACCCGGTCAGGGTACGGTGGGCACAACACAAATGGCTTCAGGCGTAACTTTTACAAACGCTGTCCTTTCTGGCACTACCAGCATTTACGAATTGTTTGAAGCCGCGACCATCACTGCGGCGGCTCCATCATCAACAACAAACTACGATGTTGCAACCCAAGCTGTTCAATACTACACAACGAACGCCGCAAACAATTGGACGCTGAACGTTCGCGGCAATAGCACCACAACGCTGAACTCAATTTTGGCAACTGGCCAATCTTCAACCATTGCGTTGTTGGTTACAAACGGTGCTACGCCCTACTACATGACCGCCATTCAAGTGGACGGAGCAGCTCAAACAATCAGGTGGCAAGGTGGCACAGCGCCTACTTCTGGCAACGCCAGTGCGGTTGATGTGTACGCTATAACAGTCATCAAAACCACATCTGCTACATACACTGTGTTGGCGTCTCAAACCCAGTTTAAGTAAAGACTGTCCATGCCTGTACTTGGAACTTTTGGAGCAGCAGCCGCAAGAGGGTTTGGACTGACATCGGCAAGTAGCCCGTTTTTGTTTACGATTGCCACCAATCAGACCAACGCAAATTTGCGCACCCTTGCGGTTTCTGCGGGGTGGAATCAATCAAGTCCAGTATTTGCCACAATTAACGCTGGTATTTTTGTAAGCTCAACAAGCACAGGGACACCAGCGCTGACAATTAACGGCAGCTTCCCCGGCGGCGTGACGCTTACAAACAACGGCACCATTCAAGGTATGGGCGGTGCGGCAGGTGCTGGTCAAGCCGGAAGTTTCGTTGTAGGACTTTCTGGAAGTGGTGGCTCTGGCTCTTCAGGTGGCCTTGCGTTAAGCGTTTCTGTCGCTGTAAGTATCAACAACGCAAACAGAATTGCTGGCGGTGGCGGCGGCGGCGGCGGTGGCGGTAGGTGCTACTACGATGCTGGTAAAAGCGGCGCGAGAGGAATGGGCGGCGGCGGTGGCGGTGGTGGCCTTGGCGGTACTGGAGGCGCTGCTGGCTCTGGCGGCTCAAGTCCGTCGGGCTACCCCGGCTCAAGCGGAGGAGCTGGCACGCAGACAACCAACGGCGGTGGCGGCGCAGGCGGAAATTATTTTGGCGCTACTGGGGGTACTGGTGGCGCTGGTGGCTCTTACGGGGCAACCGGCAGTAATGGTGGCAGTGGCGCGGTGTCAACTGGTTACGGCACGGGCGGAAGCGCTGGCGCGGGTGGTGGAGCGGTGACAGGAAACTCAAACATCACATGGATTGCGACAGGAACACGTAACGGAGGAATTTCATAATGAACTATCAAATCATTCGCGCAACGCCTGAGATCGGGCAAATTGAAGTGCTATACAAAGAAGGTGACAAGGCCGTTGCCGCTTACGCTATTGACGTCCCAGTGGTGGATGGAGCGTTTCTGACTGGCGATGCGCTTCACAATGAGATCATGCACCGCGCCCCAGTATGGGTAAGCCAACGAGAGCAAGAAGTTGCAACAGCAACTGGCTTTGACCAAATCACTGCGCTTGTACAACCATTGCCAGTAGACGAGCCGACATCTGAACAACAAGCAAATGCAGCTATGTGGGCGCAACAAGAGTACGAACAAAAACTGGCAGCAGCGCTCGTCAAGTTTGGTGTTCTTTTTGAAAACCCAACAACCATTGGCACAACCACGCTATGAGCTTTCCAGAAACAAAAATGGCGTGCGTGAGTAACCTGTGGTTACGCCAGATGCACTTTGTCAAGGCTGGTGACCGCAATGAAGGCCACACGCACAACTTTGACCACATGACGTTGCTCTCAAAGGGTAGCGTCACGGTTGACGTTGACGGTCAATTGACGGAGTTCACAGCCCCGCACATGATCTACATTGCCGCAGGCAAGCGCCATTTCTTGATTGCCAAAGAGGACGACACGGTGGCATACTGCGTCCATGCCCTACGCACAGGCGAACGCGAAGAAGACATACTTGACCCAGCTATGATCCCTGCTGGCGTTGAGAACCCATTGGCCGCTGGCCTCGCGCAGCCGCTATAAGGAGTAAATAATGCCATTAAGCACAATTGACACCGACTCTCTTACGGCAAGCGCAGTAACACCTGCAAAGTTGTCGCAGCCGCTAACATCTGGCACAGCGCAAGCATCCACATCAGGCACTAGCATTGACTTTACGTCTATCCCATCTTGGGTGAAGCGCATCACTGTGATGTTTAACGGTGTCAGCACCAATGGAACATCTACTGTTCAAGTTCAAATTGGTTCTGGTTCTGTTGATACAACAGGTTACACAGGAGGCCAAGCAGTCGTATTAAATTCAAACGTTACTGGCACTGCTTCAATTACAACTGGATTTGCTTGGAACACAGCCGGTTCAGCATCAACTTCAATATATGGAACGATTGTTTTAACTTTTGTTTCTGGCAACATTTGGGTTGCAAATGGAAACGGTTGGGATGTCCAAGGCTCTAGAGGCATGATTTTGGCTGCTGGTAAAACACTGTCAGGCACTCTTGATCGCGTGCGTATTACAACTGTCAACGGCACAGACACCTTTGATGCTGGCTCAATTAACATTCTTTACGAGTAATTTATGTCATATATTGGCCAATCACCAACCAGCGTAGCCTTCCTAACTGACACGTTCTCAGGTAACGGCTCGACTGTTGCGTTCACCATGTCTGTGGCTCCTGCTACGACCACATCCATCCTTGTAGCCATCACAGGTGTGGTGCAAGACCCATCGACCTACTCTATAGTGGGTACAACGCTGACGTTCTCCGCCGCGCCCCCATCGGGCACAAACAACATCTCCGTGCGCTACCTTGGCATCCCTGCCAGTGGTGTGGCCACAACAGCCTACCGCACTCAGACAGAGTTCACCGCCACGGCAGGACAGACCACATTCAGCGTGCCCAGCTACACCGTGGGCTACATTGACGTCTATCGCAACGGCCTGCTGTTAGGCTCTTCTGACTTCACTGCCACAAACGGAACCACAGTTGTTTTGGCCGCTGCCGCGTCTGCTGGTGACTTTATTGAGACGGTATCGTTTTTTGTGAGTTCGGTGCTGAACGCTATCCCTGCCACGGCTGGCGCGGTGAACTCAACTTACTTGGCTGGTGGTGTTGCACTTGCAAACATTGGTGCGGGGGGAGTGACTCAGAGTTACCTTGGTACAAACGTGGCTGGAAATGGCCCCGCGTTTAGTGCCTATCGGGGGACAACAACACAAGCAGTATCTGCTACGACATACACAAAAATTCAATTTAACGTTGAAGAGTTTGACACTAATTCAAACTACGACAACACCACAAACTACCGGTTTACACCAACAGTTGCTGGGTACTACCAAGTTAACTGTTTAATGTACTCAACAACAGGCACGGCAGCAAATTTTTATGGCTACATCTATAAAAATGGCGCAATCTTTAAAGCAAGCCAGACAATGCCAACCGGTGGTGGCGGCACTTCTGCGGGTATGTTTGCATCTGCGTTAATTTATATGAACGGGTCAACAGACTACATTGAGGGGTATCTGTATGTCACGCAAGCAGCCACGGTTCTCAATGATGCAGCATATAACTATTTTCAAGCATCCCTTGTGAGAGCAGCATGATGACACTCGTTGACAAAATCAAAGCGCTCTACCCCGAGCTGCAAGATGCAGACTTCATGGACACTATTCGCCTCCAGAACGACAGCGAT